AATAAAGCTATGTTTCCAGATATACCAAACTTTAAAGCTGGTATTGGTGATATAGATGTAAAAGCGATAGATAAATATCTTAAAGAGGATGGCGATCCGTTAAATTTAGCTGTTAAAATGCTAAACGCTATTGGGACAGATAAAATTACTCCATTAGAATATTCTGGAGTTATGAAAATGGTAAACAAAGCTATTACAGATACGCAAAAGGAGTTACCAGTTGGTTCCGTTTGGCAAATAAGACAGTATTTAGAACATGATTTAAATGCATTTGGAGAAAAACTAGGCAAAGGATTTTTAAAGGGAGATGAAGTAATTTCAAAAACATACGATGATATAGTTGAATCTTCAGGTAAAGAATTAGCAGAAGCTGATTTAGCTTATAAGTACAGCATGGGAACTCAACTTTATGATAAATTAAAAAAAGCAAATGCTGTGTTTTCTGCAACAATGGGCTTTTACCAAAAAGGATCGGTGCCAAAAATTTTAAAAAGATTTGATTCTAACTTATTTACACAAAAGGGTGTAAATGGTGTTTTAGGTAAAGAAGCTTTACCAAGAGATCAAGTTTTTGAAGTTATTTCACGAAATGTATTTGCATCAAACTCTCCAGAAGCTTTAATAGCATTTAAAAAAATGATTGGTGCAGAGGGTAAAAATGCTACAGCTAATGGTAAACTTTTATATGAAGCAACTAAAGCAAATTATTTAGCTAATACATTTTTAAGTGCTTTTAAAACTGCGGACTCTCCACAAGCTAAATCAATTTTTACTGAATTAGGTAAGGATGTAGCTTTTAAATCACAAAATAAATATTTTACAGAGGCTGTAGAAGAGATAGGGACTGATAGATTACTTGCTGAAAGAGGTTTTAGTATTGAAGACGTTAAATTAGGAAATGGAGTGTTTGATGTTTCTAAAATTAGATTTAGTCCAAAAGACTTTGCATCATTTGATATAAATAAATTTATGACAGATTTAGGAATAGGTAAAGCTACGGAAGCTAACGGTAGAAAAAAAATGGCTGAGATGTTAGGTAAAGGTAATGTAGAAGAGTTTTATAAATTCACAGATTATATGAAAGCTATATCTGATATTTCCATTTCAGACACTTCAACATTTTTACAAAGAAGATTTACATTATCTGGTGGTAGAGGTGTATTATCTGGAGTTGTAATTGGTGGTGGTATGGCAGCGGTTAACCCATTTGCACCTGCAATCTTTTTATTATTAGCACGTAAAGCAGGTAGAATATTAACAGATCCAGTAGGTTTAAGATATTTGAACGATGCATTAGGAGCAGATGAAATGTTAAAAATGGTTAAGGGTGAAAAAATTTTAGGTCAAAGAGTTGGTAGAAGTTATAATGCTAAACCTCTTACAGCTTTAGGTTTAACTCAAAAGAGAGAAGCCTTTGCAAGACTAATAAATTATTTTGCAGATGAGGATGAGGATACACCTAGAGTAAATCCTAAAACTGTTGATCCTGTAAGAATACAAGAAGAATTATTAGGAATGCCATTTGAAGTTCCAAAACCTAAGTTTGATGAGAATACAATTCCAAAAGAAACTTTAGAATCAATGTTTGCTCAAGACTTTACTGGTAGTTCAGGTAATGTTGAGACTGATAATCAAATGGTTGATTATGTAAGAGCGACTGCAAGAGCCGAAAGTGAGACAGATGCTGATGATATAAACAGAGATTTAGAAGCTGATGAAGAAAGAATTACAGATGATATACAATTACAAAACCCAGTAGCACAAACACCGGCCGCTGGACAACAAGTTGATCCACAACAGTTTAGTTCTTTGTTTCCAAATGATGCCGTTGGTGCAGCAATAGCTCAAAGGAGACAACGTGGCCAGGGATAACGCATTACAAAAAATCGAATCGCATGAAAAGCTTTGCAGAATAATGCAAAAGCAAACTCAAGATGACATCAAAAGCTTAAGAACAGACATAGCAAGAATAGAAAAAATTATGTTGACTTCAGCAGGTGTATTAATTACTGGTATGGCGGGAGTTATATTAGTATTAATTACAAAAGTCTGGTGAAATTAAATAGAAAATACACTTACAAACACTACAATAGATTTTCAGATACAACGGGTCGTAAATACTTAGTTGATAATGTAAAAGTTCCTTCAGTTACGACAATTTTAAGTGCAACCAAAGATAGAAGATTTTTAGATAATTGGCGAAGACGAGTAGGTGAAAAAGAAGCTGATCGAATAATGCAACAAGCATCGACTATTGGGACTGAAATGCACCAAGTGCTAGAATATTACCTTACAGGTCAAGGTTATTTTAATGCTATGGAGGAAGGCACTAAGCCACGAATGATGGCTAAGACAATTCTTGATAATATTAAAATAGATGAGGTTTGGGGTAATGAAATAAGCCTTGAGTATCAAAACAAATTTGCAGGAACGTGTGATTTAACAGCGGTTGCATACGGAAAACCTAGTATTATTGACTGGAAACAAACAAATAAGCCTAAAAAAGAGGAGTGGGTTGAGGATTATAAGCTACAGCTAGGGGCATATTATTTAGCCCATACGGCCAATTACGGGCCCATAGAGCAGGGTGTAATAGCAATGTGTAGCCGAGACCTCCAATATCAGGAGTTTAAGCTCTCAGAGGCGGATTTGAGGGAATACGGTGATAAATTTTTAAAGAGATTAGAACAATACCATAAATTAGAGCAACCAGGATCTTAAGTCTTCTTCTCCTAGTGTTTTAGCAGCTATTTGGCCCTTATTTATTAAGGATTTCATAATAGCCTCATCTAAAGTATTTCTAGCTAATATATCAATATATACGACAGATCCTGTCTGTCCCATTCTATGAGCCCTATCTTCAGATTGCATTCTAACCTCTAAATTATAACTATTTGAATAATAAATGACAGTATTACAGGCAGTGAGAGTAAGCCCAAAACCACCAGTAGTTGGATTACCCACGAGGAATCTTGTTTTTGGATCTTTTTGAATTTTTTCAACAGCATTTTTTCTATCTTGTACACTAACTTCTCCAAAAATAGAAACAACTGCTTCTTCACCATATCTGGTTTTTAAAAAATGATTAATTTCATGTATGTTCCAGAGGTAGTTCGCCCATATAATAATTTTACCATCTGTTTCTTCAATCACTTCTTGTAGAGCTTTTAATTTAGAATCATGTAATCTAAGCATTTTACCCTCATCGTCTTTAGTAAAACCATTACATACTTGATGTAACTTTACTATCTCTGTAAGTTTATTTGAAAATGATATTGTGCTATCTTCAACAATTGCCAATGCCGAAGTTCTTAAGCGATCATATATTTTTTTGCTTTCGCCTTCAAGTTCGATGTATCTTTTCTGACGTATCTTTGGCTTCAGGTCTAAACATTGGTCTTTTCGTATTCTGGTTGAGAACTGTTGAAGCCTAACTTCAAGTTCCTCAAGTCTTTTGTAATATTTTGGCACTGATATAAATCTACCTGAACCGACTGGTATATCAGTCATTTCTGCATATCTATTTCTAAAAGCTAAATAACTTGAAAAACCTAAAAGTTCTGGACTTAAGAATTGACATTGTGTAAACAAATCTAATGGAGATTTTGTTATTGGCGATCCTGTTAGGATTCGCCTTATATTCGACAGTTTTCTTAATCCTAAAATGTTTTTTGTTCGTTTTGCTGATCGGTTTTTTATGGTGGTTGATTCATCCAATACTACAAAGTTTGATTTATTTTTAGTTAAATAATCTACACAACCATCAAATCCTCTTTTTGTAGATAAAGCCTCAACGTTAATTAGAAAGATTCTAAGGTGTTCATAATTATTTAAATCTTTATAATCTTTAGGTTTGTCTAAATTCCATTTGTAAATCTTATATTTAATTGCATTCGGCATATGCGTTTCTATTTCTGTCTCCCAAACAGTGTAAACAGATTTTGGAGCGATAATTAATGCAGAATTTATTTTACCTTTAAATGATAGATATGCCATATTATCTATAGTTACCTTAGTTTTTCCTGTGCCCATTTCCATAAAATATGCCCACTGCACTTTTTCAGCAGATTGATTTAGTGCATTACGTTGGTGTTCGTAAGGTTTAGTTTTATACGGGTATCTCCACATCTGGTTTTTAAATATATTTTCTTGTTGCAAAATTCAAGAGGATAATTTATGGAGGCTTAGGAGGATTATATGGATATAGAAAAAATGTCATCCATTGACATTGATCAGGATAATATTAAATCAATATCTGATAAATGTCACCAACTCAATAAACTACAACAGCAAATCAAAGACGAAGAAGAAAAACTATCTTTACTTAAAAACAAAGCTAGAGATTTTGAAGAACGTATCATTCCTGAAATGATGCAGGAAGCAGGAGTCTCTAAATTAAAATTAGAGGATGGTACTGAGGTTGAAGTAAAACCATTTTACGCAGCTAAGATACCTGAGTCTAGAGTTGATGAAGCATTTGGTTGGCTAAGAGCAAAAGGTCATGAGGATTTGATTAAAAATACAGTGACCACTTCTTTTAGTCGAGGTCAAGATAATCAAGTCTCTGAACTTATAAGTGTTTGTGAAAAGTTTGGTTTTGCCTACAATAAAAAACAGAAGGTCGAGCCAATGACTTTAAAAGCATTTGTAAGAGAGCAAGTTGAAACTGGTAAGGAATTACCATTTGATTTGTTTGGTGTGTATATTGCAAATAAAACAAAGATAACACGATAAAAGTAAAGGAGAATAACGCTTTACAAACAGTCAACATCGAACAGTTCGCAGACGAAGGTTTTGACAATGTAGACTCAAAGAGTCTTGCATTACCTTTTTTAAAAGTCTTGGGACAGCTATCACCACAAGTTACACAAGGTGATAGTAATTTCATTCCAGATGCAAAAGCAGGAATGATTTATAACACAGTAACAGATGAATTATATGATGGCCATAAAGGCATTACTGTAATTCCTTGTTATTACAAATTAGAGTACATTGAATGGAAAGATAGAGATAAGGGAGCAGTAGCACCTGTAAACGTTTATCCAAGTGACTCTGATATCATGACTAAAACCACTAGAGGAGATGATGGTAAAGATAGATTACAAAATGGTAATTATATCGAGGAGACAGCATCTCACTATGTGATGGTTGTGGAGCCTGATAAAACATCAACAGCACTTATCACGATGAAATCTACTCAAAGAAAAAAATCTAAAAAGTGGAATTCAATGATGATGTCTTTGAGGCAACAAAGAAAAAATGGTAAAGGTTTTTTTAAACCTGCTCCGTTTACTCAGAAATATCTTTTAGCCACTGTATTAGAAAAAAATAATATGGGCTCATGGTTTGGTTGGGAGATATCTCACGTGGGTGCAGTAGAGAGTGAGGAGGTCCTAAAAGCAGCCTTCGATTTCTATGAGAGTTGTAAAAAAGGTTCTGTGAGAGTGAATCATAACACAGAGGAACAAGTCGAAAAAACTCCATTCTAATTATGGATGTTTCGAACAAAACTTTGGAAGAGTTCATAGAGCTCTTCCAAGGTTCAAGCACGTATTTTGGTGTTTCAAAACCTACTGGTAAAAAAAATTCTAAAGGTAAAGCCGAGTTTAAACATTGGTTAGAACCATCTCCAATGACTAAACAACATTGGATCGATCATTTAAAAGGTGATTCGTATTATGGAAGTGTGCCAATTAAAGATGACAACACATGTAACTGGGGTGTTATAGATGTTGATAGATATAATATCAAACATCAGGAGTTAATATCAATTATTAGAAAAAGAAAATATCCATTAGTGCCTTATAGATCTAAATCTAATGGCTTACATTTAATTTTACACATAGATGGTTCAGTAGCTGCTGCTGAAATGAGAAAAAAATTAATTGAGATAGCCTCTGATCTAGGGATTAACGACACCACCACCGATATATTTCCTGCACAAGATGAAGTTGATCTTACACCTGAGCTTTGGGATGATAAAAGAAAAGGTAATTTTGTAAACTTACCATATCAAAAAGCACACATGACAACTAGAGTTGCCATGGATGATGAGGGTAATGCAATAAAATTAGAAAATTTATATGAGTTTGTTAAAAAATTTAAACTTAATACAGCACAATTTAAAAAATTAAAAATATTCAAAGATGATGAAACAAAAGATTACCCACCTTGTGTAGTAAATTTTATGAAAAATAAAATAAAAAAAGGTGAAGGTAGAAATGATGCTATGTTTAACGTAGCTGTTTTAGCAAAAAAGATAAACCCAGATCCTGTAATGTATGAGGAGTGGACAAGAGATATGATGGGTAAAGTCTGTGATGAGAAGTTACATCCTAAAGAATTGCAAAATATATTTAAAGGTGTAGAAAATAAAGAATATGCGTACAAATGCAAAACAAGTATTGCTCGAATGCATTGCGTCTCAAGTGAATGCGTTAAGCGTAAACTTGGGATTGGTGCTAACGAAGTACTCCCAGAGGTTGGAAAACTATTAAAAGTAAATTCATATCCAGAACCATATTGGATTTTACCAATTCAAGGAAAGTCTATAAGACTATCAACTAAACAGTTGTATCAACAGCAATTATTAGGAGAACAGCTTTTAAATTATGATATTGTATGGAGACCTTTAAAACCAACTAAAAGAGATCCAGATCCCTATCGAGATTGGCTTGAGGAGCTCATGGAGAACAAACAAGATATGGAAGGTTATGATGCAGTAGAGGAAAGAGATGATGTATTTAATTCTAGAATGTCTAGATTTTTAGAGGATGTAGAAGATACTACAGACTTTGATCAAATAGACTCAGGTAACATCTGGAGAGATGATAAAGAAATGAGGTTTAAATTAGAAACATTTAGATCTTTTATAAAAAAGATGGGTTACAATTGGAATGAAAAAGAATGCACAAGATTTTTAGAACAAGGAGGTGCACAACCTAAGAAAAAATTTCAAGGTATTGATAGTCGACATTGGATTGTTAAACTACCTAAACAAACAGAACACAGGAATAAGGATGTCAAATTCAATAAGCCAAAAGCTCCGTGGGAAAACAATTAAAATATTTGGACCACCAGGTACAGGTAAGACAGAGAATCTGTTAAAAAGAGTGCAAAGATATTTAAAAAAAGGATATTCACCAGATGAGATTTGTTACATATCATTTACCAACAAAGCCGTTGATGAGTGTATCGACAGAGTTAGAAAAAAATTCAAAGAATATAACGAAGATGATTTCAAATATTTTCGAACATTACATTCTTTGGCAAGACAACAGTTTGCTGAGATTCCCGTTTTAGATCCAAAAGCTGACATGCTTATATTCCATACCCAATATGGAACTATAAAAGTCAATTATAAAGATAGTTGGGATGATCAAAAAGTTTTTAATAATTGGTCTTTACAAATATACGACAGAGCCAGAAACATGAAGGTGGATCCTGTATCATTATATAAACAACAACCTAGAAAAGCTGTACGACTTCAACAGTTCAAATCAATTATTGCAGGTTACGAACAATTTAAAACTATGGAAATGGAGAACGGACAACGGACACCTGATAGGTTAGATTTTACTGACATGGTAGAGAGATACATAAAACATGGCTTAGTCATTCCATTTAAAGTATTGATGGTGGATGAAGCTCAAGATCTTACACCTTTACAGTGGGACATGGTTGTTAAGATAGCTAAACAAGTAGATAGAGTTTATATTGCAGGTGATGATGATCAAGCTATTTACGAATGGAATGGTGCAGATGTTGCCCTATTTCAAAGTTTTCCTGGTAGAGCTTTAGTATTAAAAAAGTCTGTTAGATTAAATAAAAACATACATTTCTTTTCCAAATGTTTACTAAATAGTATGGGAGATAACAGAGTGCAAAAAGATTTTTACTCTAATCAGAAAGATGGAGCCATATACAAATGGAACACATTAAAAAAAGTGCCTTGGGATTTAGAGGGTGATTGGATGGTTTTAGCTAGAATAAACGATGTAAAAAAAGAATTACAAATAGAAGCTAAGAATCTCGGTTTGTATTATCAAGATGTTAAGAATAATAAATCTTTTGATCCGAATCACTTCCTGGCTATAGAATATTGGGCAAAAATTTGTGATGGTGGAGTGCTTACTAGATCTGAAGCTTGTATCATGTATGAGTATTTATTAAACATAGATCACGGATACCGGTCACAGGACAGCAAAAAATGGTCTTTTGCTCACCCAAATCAAGTGTTTAATTTTGATGAATTACATCTCAGATGTGGTATGAGAGAAGATAAAGGATCTTGGGAACAAGTGTTTAAAAGAAAATTTAAAGATAAAGAAAAACAATACTTTCAAAAGTTAATGAGAGAAGGTGTAGATTTATCTAAACCACCAAAAATTACGATAGATACTATACATCAAGTAAAAGGTGGTGAAGCAGATAACGTAGTGTTAGCTTCTAAATGTAACTTTCCATCACATTTTGATAAAAAAAATATACAAGAAAAAGTAAAAGAACTGCGGGTGTGGTATACAGGAGCTACAAGATCAAAAAGCACATTACATTTATTAGGAACTTACCATCAATATAATTTTCCATTAGGAAAATATTTTAAACTTTATGAGGCTAACTATGACAGATAAAGGCATATTTGATGATGTATTTCCGCAAAATAAACAAATAGGCGGAGACCATTACAAAGATATGGCCATTCAACCATTTGAATTTATATCAAAGAATGAATTAACATACTTCCAAGGCAACGTTATAAAATACGTTTGCAGATACAAACAAAAGAATGGAGTACAAGATTTAGAAAAAATAATTCATTATTGTGAACTAGAGATAAAAAAATTAAAAGATGACAATTAAATTAGGTCTTTTATTTTTATTAATAGGCATGGTTTGTATAATTTTTGCTACCATTGTAACTTATTTTATAGTTAAATATTTGAAATGACACATCAATTAAACTTTATTTACAACGATTCTGATTGGGTTTGCCCATCAGAGTATCCAGATTTACGAAATGCAAAAGAGATAGCAATCGATTTAGAAACTAAAGATCCAAATATTAAAACAAAAGGAGCTGGCTGGGCTACATTTGATGGCCATATTGTAGGTTTTGCTGTAGCAGCTTTTGATCAACAGTGGTATTTTCCAATACACCACGATGCAGGAGGTAACATGGATGAGGGTATCACTGTTGCCTGGATGCAAGAAGTTTTAAATACATCAGCAGTAAAAATTTTTCATAATGCAAGTTATGATGTGGGTTGGTTAAAGATTAATGGATTTAATATTAATGGACCCATTGTTGATACAATGATTGCAGCAGCTTTGGTTAATGAAAATAGATATAGTTTTTCTTTAAATGCGTGTGCTAAAGATTATTTAGGTGAAATTAAGAATGAGACTTTTTTAAATGAAAAGGCAAAAGAATGGGGCATAGATGCAAAAGCAGATCTGTGGAGATTACCAGCAGGGTACGTTGGATTCTACGCAGAACAAGATGCAGGTTTAACTTTAAAGCTGTGGCAGCATTTTAAAACTGAGATAACAAAACAGAATTTACATGATGTTTGGGACATGGAGATGGAGCTGCTACCTATTTTAATTGATACAAGAATGAGAGGTATAAGAATAGATGAAGAGAAAGCTGCATCTTTAAAAAAAGATTTTAAACAAAAAGAGTCTAAGGTATTAGGTAAAATAAAAAAAGAGACCACTATAGATGTAGACATATGGGCTGCAAGATCTGTGGCT